TCAACTTAGTTAAGTCATGGTTCGTAAAATCCTAGATGCTGCCGCTTGTGTTGCGCTTATTGTCAGTGCCTCGCTAGCTGGTGGCTCTTTCCTTTTATACCGGTATGTTTCTTCTCCTCAATTTGAAGAGCAGGTGAAAGAAAAAATCATGGCTAATATTAAGCTTCCTGATTTATCAGGGCCAGCAATGCCATCAAAGAATTTTAAACTCCTTCAACCTTAATTGTCGAAAATACCTGAGATACCTGAGATCCATATTCCTGATATCTCAATAGAAATTCAGCAGCAAGCTAATCATCTAGATATAGAAATACCCGGTTGTAGTTACCAGCATCGAGATCAGAATCTACAACCACAACTTTTAGTCACAGATCCCAACGGGGTTTTTACAACCTGTGATGCTGAGATTCCTAGTTTTTATCCAATGGATTGGAACGCGAAGGATATAAAGATCATTGAAGACAAATTAAAATCATCAAAAAAGCAAGAAACGCCTAAGTCAGACAAACCAGCCATAACCGAAATACCTGTTGACTGCCCCGGCCCCGATAATTTAAGAATTGGCGATATAAGAAACTCTGAATCCAGAGAAAAGGTAATCGCTCATAAAATTGTAAATAAAAAATGTATAGAGATCTATGAGCCAACAACATTCGTAGATAAGTACATACCCAAGATGACCACTGTCAGTACTACATTTGGAATTACAATTGTCGCTACAAGTGCCGCTGCTCTGACACCAACCATCCTAAATAAACTAATCAAACCCGCCAGTAAACAGGTGATTAATAGATTTAAGAAGTTGATCGGTAAAAAGACTAAGGTTCTTTCTGTTTCTGAGAGGAAGAAGAAGCAGCGGGAGTCTCGAAAGTAATTTTATGTGTATGAGGTTCAATCATCCCCGGAACTGGGTAAAGCTCAATATTTTCACAAGTCACTGCTGATGGGCTACCCGGTGTATAGCGAACACCTAACCGATATTGCTCGGCACAAATCTTGAGGCGATGAAGCGACACCTCAAGAGTAGTCTTCTTATATAGCAACTCTTGATTTTTAATATTTGTTCTTACGGCTTGGTGGCAAAGATCAACACCCTTTCCTATTGGAATATTGAATTGAAGGGAAGCACCCCAGTTCAACGCATAATTGTCCTTCTCAAATCTAGGTATCTCTGAGTAGTAAATAATTTCACCTGTTTCATCGTTGTAGATAGGCGTTCTCGTTATTGTTTCTTTAGGTCTTGCAAAGCTATGGGAATTTACAATATAAGGTGACAAACTAATATTGGGAGTAGTGCATTGAATCCCCTGTGAATAGCGCATAACTGAGCCTGAATTTGGCACGATTTGCGTAGCATTGTTGTTAACGACCCCAGAGGAATTGCTACTCGGTGAAGCAACAGTAGTATTCGCTATAACAGGAGTTTGACCCCCTATTAATAATACAATTGCTACTGACCGAAGATGCTTATTGACTCGCTCGTTTGCGTTGTCTCGACAGTACGAGAGACGTTTACAATTGACTCCAGACCGGGTGAAGTTACATGTTCGATTAGACTGAAAGGGGCGGCCTCGTTGACTATTTCCCATTGCGGAATAGTTTCAAGTTGAGGACTTGTCCAGTTGTAATTAACTCCATTAATTGTTTGGGTAGTGGTTGATGTTGCAGAAGGATTAATAACAGTTCCTTCAACTGGTTTGATATTTTGACCTTGAGCACTATATGTATATCCTGTGTTGAACGAATGACTGGTCACTGTCTCCGTCAGTACAGATTGGCTAGTGCTGTTGACACGCATTTCTCCACTTCTGAATGTCGGAACCAAGGGGGCTGCTACTACGGTTTGACCCGCTATTAATGATATAATTAGCAGCGTTAATTTAATCAATTTCTATTGAACTTTTTATACTTCCTATAGCCGTGGTATTCTCGCCTCCGGCGGTAAGTGAGATAACACCAGCCGATGTCACCCCACCAGCTAATGAGCCTGCTGTACCCCCTTTCGTACTGGTTTGCTCACTGAAGTTTCCCACTGTGCCTACTGTTGGGGCTGATGTAGGAACAGCATCACCCTGAAAATAACTACTTTGAAAACTGAAACTTTCTCCTCCGGTAGCGTTCTGCGTCCCTACCACAGTACCGGGGTTATATATTCCTGTTGTGATTGTTCCGGCTGATAATTGCCCACTGTTGTCGCCTATTGCAGTATCCACCCCACTGCCCGAAATACTAAACGTACTCGGCATTCTGGTAGAAATTGTTGAAGCGGCTCCAACTGTAATTTGAGCCGAAGAGGTAATTTCGTGACGTATGTCAGCCTGCACTGGATTGATCAGGAATACCAGTGGGAGGAGAAGTAGATGTCTCATTGGAGTTTGCCGTCAGGTCCGATATCTCTACCAGTTATAGGATCTTTACGAGGTTTATTGTTGTTTTTACCGTTACCGCTTCCGGGTTTCTTTGTAGTGATGCCAGCTACTTGACTAAGAACGGAAGACAATAATCCGGCACAGAATGTGGTATCAATTTGCCTAGTAGGGTTTGGATTGAAGTAGCTCCAAGAAATTACCGCCAAAGCCCAGTAGACAACGGAAATTTGTATGAATGTGGCTACCCTAGACGGCTTTTCTTCTTCGTCTTTTTCTTCTTTTTCTTGGGATACTTCTTTGTAGTCATCCATTCCTTAGATAGGTAATTACTCATCTACTCT